TATACATGGCCAAGACGACAAAACTGACCGATTCCGAGCTGTGCGCGCTCATTGACAATGAGTTGCGGCAGGCGTTTGGCTATGGCGATGGCAAGTTGGAGCAGCTCCGCCGCCGCAACATGTACTACTTCATGGCCGAGGCAAAGGAAGAACTCGCCCCGCCATCGATCGAAGGCCGCTCCAAGGTTGTCGACACGACCGGCCGCGATACCGTGCTTGGTATGCACGGCCCCCTCATGAAAACGTTCTACGGCTCGGACAACGTGTTTGAGTTCGAAGAGACGCGCCCGGAGGATGCACCGAAGGCCAAGCTCATCTCCGAGTACGTCAATCACGTCCTGCGCAACGTCAATCCAGGCTTCCAGATCATCGGCGACTGGATCTTTGAAGCGCTGACGATCAAGAACGGCATCCTCAAGGTCTGGTGGGATAGCTCGGATATCGAGACGAAGGAGGAATACTCCGGGCTCACGATTGAACAGCTCACGATGTTGATGGATGACGCTGAGCTGGAACTGACCGGCCAGAAGTCCTACGAAGATCCGGACGCATCCAAGCAATACGCCCAAGCGCTGCAACAGGCCGGCGCGCAGCTTGAGCAGATTCGCGTAGGTGCAGGCCAGGGCCAAGTGCCGATGGAGCAGTACACCGCGGCGCAACAGCAATTCATGCAGATGCAGGCCCAAGGCGCGCCGAAGCTGTACGACGTCACGGTCAAGCGCACCAAGACGGGTGGCCGCGTGTGCATCGAGAACGTGCCGCCCGAAGAGTTCGTGATCAGCAAGCAGGCCAAGTCGATCAAGGACACGCCGTTCTGCGCGCATCGCTTCCGTCGCACCGTGGCTGAACTGCGCATGCAGGGCTACGACGTGCCGACCGTGCTGCCGACCGACGATGCCGGCGCTGAATACAGTCTGGAGCGCACGCAGCGCCTCGAATACCTCGATGATGACGTCTACAGCCAGGACGCCAACGATGTGAATCGTGACGAGTCCATGCGCTCCGTGTGGGTGCTGGAAGCGTATCTGCAGACTGACCAAGACGGCGACGGCATCCCAGAGTGGCGCAAGGTCGTCAAGTGCGGCGATGTGATCTTGGAGAACGAAGAGTTTGACGCGCCGCCCTTCGTGGCACTCGGCTCGATCCCGTTGCCGCACCAGTTCTACGGCCTGTGCCCGATGGATCTGGCTATCGAATACCAGAAGATCAAGACGAGCCTGACGCGCGCGCAGCTCGACAACATCTACCTGCAGATCAACCGCCGTCACTGGGCGATCCCTGGCCAAGTCAACCTCGATGACCTGCTGAACTCTCGCCCGGGCGGCATCGTGCGTGTGCAGAACCCGGCTGCTATCGGTGCGATCGAGCAGGGCATGGGCGACGGTGGTCAAGCCATGGCGCTCATGGAGTACTTCGAACAGCGCGCCGAAGAGGCAACCGGCTGGACGCGCCAATCGCAGGGCGGCAGCGGCAACCAGCTCCAGACGCAGACCGCCACGCAAGCGAACATCATCACCAACCGCGCCGATATGCGTATCGAGGCCATCAGCCGCTACATGGCTGAAACCGGCATGCGCGACCTTGGCATGATGATTTTCAAGCTCGTCTCGCAGTACCAGCGCAAGTCCGAGATGGTCAAGATATCCGGCGAGTGGGTCAACATTGATCCGCGCGAGTGGGTCAACAAGTTCACGCTCAATGTGAATGTGGGCCTCGGTACGGGCAACAAGGATCAGCTCGTCCAGCACTTGATGATGCTGGGCCAGCAGCAAATGGCCGGCCTGCAGATCGGCTTTGCGAACCCGCAAGGCATGTACGCCAACGCCAAGCGCCTGGCTAACGCGCTGGGCTTCAAGAACGCTGACGAGTTCTTTACGGATCCAGCCAAGGCGCCGCCACAGCCGCCGCAGCCTAACCCGGAAATGGCCAAGATCGAGGCCGAGAACCAGCGCGCACAGGCCAAGATGCAGGCAGACCAACAGACCGCACAGATGCAGGCGCAGTTTGATGTGCAGAAGGCCGAGCTCCAAGCCAAGGCACAGATTGAGGTCGATCAGATGCGCGAGCAGGCGCAGATCCAGCAGCACGGCATGAAGATCCAGCAAGAGGCCGAGCTTGCCGCCATGAAGGCGCAATACGAAGCCCAGGACCGCGAGGCAGAGCGCGCATTCCGCCAATGGCAGATTGAGTTTGATGCAGCGGCCAAGGCTGAACAGGCCGAGCGCGACCGCGACAACAAGATCGTGCTGGCGCAGATCACCGCGCAGCAGAAGAACGACGCAGCACTCGCCGCGGCAGAGCAGCGAGCCAACCAAGACGTAGCCGGCAGGAGTGACTAATGAACATGCTCGATGACGACGATTGCGAAACGCACCTGATTCCGCCTGATGACGTCCGAGAGCATGAGATTAGCGAAGAGTGCTGGTGCTGCCCTGAAGAAGATGAGGATGGCGCCATCGTGCATTACCCGGAACACAGGACGATCCATTGATGACGCCAGAAAAGCAGATATTCGACGCAGACCAAGCCCGCCTGGTGCTGGAGAACGAGCAGTTCAAGGCGGCATTTGAAGAGTTTGAGCAGGAGATTTTCACAGCATGGACGAACAGCCCAAAAAGAGACGAGGAAGGCCGGCAGGAGTTGTTCAGGCTCCTGTCGTCAGCGAAGAAATTCAGGTCGATCCTGGAAACGCGCCTGCAGACCGGGCAGATGGCCAAGATGCAACTGGAGCAGGAGCGAGCCATGTTGACGCAGGATCGATCGATCGACACTCGCGGGTGGGCTTCGATCTACTCCTCGTAGCAGCAATGAACGAGAAGCGGCAAGTGGTGCGCGTGTTCTATCCCACGGTGTGGGTTGACCTGTTCGCGCTGTCGAATGGATCGAACGCAGAGGTAAAAGTTGGCGAGCCTGGCTACCAACTGAGCACGGGCGAAATCATCGTCCCGTAACAACAACATCGACACTCCACAAGGAACCGATATGCAAAAGAAGTACCGATATCAATCGCCGGCTGACGGCGATGCAACTGGTGGCGGCGCGCTGAGCCCGTCCGAAGCTGGTAGCGCACTGGCCTCTCTCTTTGGTGGCGATCAGGGTCAAAGCGAGAGTGCAGAGCACGAGAAACACGAGCAGGAATCGCCCGAAGCAGCAGCGGAGCGCATTGCGGCTGAAGAAGCCGGCGCCAACCACGAGGCTGATGCAGAAGGCGAGCAGCAAGGCGAACAGCAACCGGAAGTGCAGAAGTTCACCGTCAAGGTTGACGGCAAGGACGTCGAGCTCACCGCGGAGCAGGTCGCAGAAGCATACAAGGGCCAACTGCGCCAGGCGGATTACACCCGCAAGACGACGGAACTGGCCGAGCAGCGCAAGGCAACCGAAGCGGAAACGCAGAAGGTGCGCGCCGAGCGTGAGCAGTACTCGCAGCAGTTGCAACAGATCCTGGCCGCCAACCAGTTCCACGACCAGCAGGATGGTGAGTGGACGGCGGAGCGGATCGAGTCGGACCCCGTAGGCGCCCTGATCGCTCAGAACGCCCGCGCCGCTCGCCAGGCCCAAAGCCAGCAAGCGCAAGCCGAGTTGCAGCGACTGCAGCAGCAGCACCAATATGAGCAGGAGCAGGAAAACCGCGACTACTACACCCGCCAGAAGGAAGCCTTGATTAAGGCCAATCCCGATTGGGCAGACGAGTCGAAGTTCGCCGCCGGCCTGCAATCCCTGGAGCCGTTCTTGAAAGAACGTGGCTTCAGCCCTGGCGAGGGTAAGCACATGTTCGATGCGCGTTTCATCGGTGTGCTGCAAGACGCGAAGAAGTATCAAGACCTGATGGCTCGAGCCAAGGAAACCGCTTCGAAGGTGGCGAAAGCGCCGCCCAAAGTCGAAGCTCCTGGCCGCCAGCCGGTCGCCGTAACGGACGGTCGCACGCAAGGCATGCAACGCCTCGCCAAGAGTGGCAAGGTCGATGATGCAGCCGCGCTGCTGGCCCAAATGTTCAAGTAATACTAACTTTTGATACGCCGAGAGGCGATAGGAGAAGCAAAATGGCTGCACCAACTAACACTTTCACCTCGACCGCGGCGGTCGGCAATCGAGAAGATCTGACGGGTTGACGTATAATAGCCCCATTGATGTTTAGTGGGGGCTGGGATGGAAGCAGTTCGTAAGTTTGATCCGACAAAAGATGAATTGGAAAAGCTCTATCAGTTCCATTCATGCGAGCAAATAGGCCAAAAGTACTCAGTTTGCGCTGAGACGGTCAG